CGCCTCGGCCTGAGACGAAAAAGGGGTCGCTCGCACTACTTTATCACCGGTTTCAGGAGTAGAACGGAAACTAAAGCCTGCTAAATTAGCAGCGATATCCATCTTTTGGGACTTACCAGCTTGGCCGGGGTCTTGCGGGAAAGCGATAAAGGTATCGCCTACAACATTATCCTCAAGGGCAGTAGCAAGCATCCATTTCTTGACTGCATTAGGACTTTTGCGGTCTCGCCTCGCATCCGCAATAACAATGTGGCCTTCACGGGTAAGGCCAAGTTTAACACCGGCAGTATAATCCGCTCGTTTCTTAGTAGACGCTGCCAAATCCCAACCGCGCACCCACATAACGCAAATGGGAGCAACAGGAATTTCAGTAAACCAACTTTTCTGAAACATTCCCCCTTCACGAGGGGTAGGACGCTGTTGTAATTGACCAGCAGTAGCGTAAGGCCCAAGTGTCTTTTCTAATTGGACTACTGACGCCTCAGGGAAACGGTCTGGAAGAAGTAATTCGCCTTCTTCCTTACGGGGGTCAACAAATCCAATCGATGTCCTGCAACGGCGTTCTTCTTCAAAACGCATGGGGAGCATGAGATACTCATACCCAAGGTCTCGACTAAGAATAATTCCTGACGTGTCCTTTTCATGTAATCTCTGCATGATAACCATGATGGCGGATTCATCATTATTAACACGAGAAGGCAACTGTTCGGTAAAGACAATCTCTGCTTTATCCAAATCGGCTTCAGAATTGGCTTCGTCTGCCGAAAGCGGATCGTCCAGCTGTACGCGATCGCCACGAGAACCGGTGAGAGAAGTAAACGCCATGGCCTCTCGAAAACCAGTAGCATCATTCTCAAACTTACGTTTTTCATTCTGGTCAGTAGTTAGCTTTACTGGCCAACGATCTTGATACCACTTCGATTGGATAAGGGCACGACACTTGCGGTTATCACGAATTGCCAGAGGCTCTTTATGTGACGTACCAATATAACGCAAAAAGGGCTTTTTTTGAGGACCCCATTCCCACGCGGGGAAAAACACCCCCACTAACAGAGACTTCATCATCCCTGGAGGAACATTTATCAAGAGTCGAAGGATATCGCCCTGAGACACAGCTTCAAGATGTATACAAATAGCGTCAAGAGCCCAACCCCATTTAAGTTGGGCAACCGGCTCCACAACATGCCACCCAGCCTTTACAAATTCTGCAAAGGACTTAGCCGCCTTGCGACGATCTAATTCAATAAGAACCTGTTCAAGCGCCGGAAGGCGTTGCGGCTCTTTGAATGGCTGCCAATTGTTCAAGCTGTTCCTCGGAATATTGACTCAAGTCAGCAGTAAGAGGGGCACCATCTTTCCCGGTTGTTTCTGTCCGAGTGGTGTAACCACGATTTTTCCCTTGAGTAGCAAGGAAGAAACGCTGCATGGGACCATCGCCAAGGATAGCCTGATGCTTAGCAGAACGTTCAATAAGATCAAGATAGGTCTCATTGACGCCTTCGAAAATCTCGTACACGTCCGAATGGGAAAGGACGTAATCCTTAACTCTATTCCTGTTGCGACCTAACAAAACACTCATTGCCGCGTAATTGCTGCCTGTCACCATGATGGCTGCAATTACATCTTCCTTCAAATAAGGCTGATCCCGGTGAGTACGGGTCCAACAATTCTTGAAGTCGTAATTAAGAAGGTCTAAATGGTCGTAACCTTCTACGACAATGGATTTTAAGGTTTCAGCTGCAGGATGGTCTTCCGGTATCCCACCATGAACTAGATCAGAAGAAGGCTCAGGAGAAGACGGCGGACCACCCGGCTCCGAGCTAATCACGCGGAAATTTCCACGGAGTACATCTTCAGGTTTGTTTTTTTCGACCATGCCTAGACCATAGCACAGAGAGAACCCAAGTACAAGTAGGAGCTTCTTACTTTCAGCAGAACCGCGTTCGATAAAATATTTGGTCGCTACTACTATCAATAGTGCGCCCCACGTATCGTCGGAATGCCCCTGAAACATCGTCTGCCAATATTCAGCATCGAAAGGGTGCGGGGCCATTATTGCCGAAAGCACCTGAAAACCTAAATAAAGCGCTAGGATTACTAGGCTAAGACTGTGTTCCTTCAGGAATTTCATTGGGGGCCTCGGGCTTCATGCGCTCTAAGAAATTCGGAATGGAGCGAGCAAAGTTGTTGCCCGGTACGCCGTCTGTGTATTCCACCATCCAAATGTCACGCTCTGCGTCCCAACGGAACCCCGTAACCATGTAGTGCTGCTTATTCCCTACATGCCACCAGTCTATTCTACAATTTAGACCAACATCGGAAGGGTTTCGACCGTCTTTCCCTACTTTGGAGTGAGTCAACAAAGGCCGTTTGCCCATTTTTCCACCCTTTAGAATTAAAGCCCCACGGGTGCCTTACAGCGCGGCAACATATCATACCTACCCGTGGGGACTATTAGGGACGCTGCCCCCCGGCGAGCGCCCTAATTGTTAAACCTGACCGGTATCGCCGCCCCCGACGCTCAGGCCACCTTCACTGCCACCACCGCCTGAAGTATCGCTGGTCGTGATAGTAGTCTTGTTCGGGTCCTCGCTGGGTTTGTCCCCAGCTTCAACACCGTAATACCCATTCCCAGCGGCCTTACCCACCGGGTCTTCTTCCTTGGGGTCGGTCGGGTCCTGTTCGTCCTTGGCTGCAGTATTCGCTGCCACGGCATCAGCCAGGCTCTTCTGGGAGGCATCAAGGTCATTGGCCAAAGCTTCCAGTGCAGCCGGATCGTCCTTGCTTGCACGAATTTGTGTAGCAAGGCCAGTGATCAGCGCGGCAGCCGAAATCGAAGTCGTGCGAATCTGTTCAACTTCTTGCTGAAGGCGTTCAAGTTCAGGAGAGGCCATTTTGGTATCCTTTATATGAATTGGGTCTCAATGATCCCTAGAGGCGCTATGGCTTAGGTTACACTGAGACCCGGTGACTCCGACTCTACGCGGACAAGGACATCATACCATGTAGAGGTAGTGACGTCAATCCCCTGTTATTAGGGGCACGGAGAGCCTTGGGGGTGGCACCAAAACTCTCCGTGCCTTGTATTGCGCGCTCAACCTCTACAGGCGGCGGTCCATAAAGGGCTCGCGCAATTAGTTCAGGAGTGACCTCCAGCATCGCTACTCTAGCACACAGAACCACGGGGTGAAAGGCAGGCTTCCTACTCAGCCCCTGCCAATCCTTCCAATTTGTAGCCCCCAGCGCCGATAGGAGTACCTGCTACATTCTTAAACCCCGTAGGAACCCCACCTTCGGGAAGGGATACAGCAAGACTGATGCGATTGCCTATTATCCTAATTAATCGATGCTTGCTTAATGCCTCCCAAGTCCGCCACTCTCGACCTGAAATCTCGCCCGCAGCCATTACAGAACCACGTTTAGTAACAACCGCAGTACCCCCGCGATCCCGTAGCCATTTAAGAGCAGCTGACTGTGTAGGAGTAATGTCCATTCAATGGGTCCTCCAAAACTAAGATGCCAAATTGCCTACGAGTAGGGTAGGTTTGCGAAACCGAACAAAGTCTTGATAAAGGGTCATGGCTATTCGGCTAATCATGTACGCGAAGACCTCCTCACCCGGCTTATCTTCTTTCATGGCATCCAAAAGGCGGCTTGCGACATGGACCGCCTCATGTGAAAGGGCCGACACGATAAAGTCCATCTTATCGTCGTGCCAATCGCTCATGGTAACGAGGCACCGAACATATCCTTCTTCTTCCCACCAAGTAGTAAGGGCACCGTTGCTCGGGTAGTCTGTTATGTCTTTATGGGTAACATTTAATACCCGTTCGCGTTCCTGATTCCATTTGTCTTCAGTTGGGCAGAACGCAAAGTGTATGACATCGAACCACTCGGGTACATGCCAAATAATGGCGGGTGTTTCTTCAATGGGCATGATTTACCACTATCCAGCCGAACTCCAATGCCTGCATGTTAATTCCGATGTCCGAAAGAGCGCCATGGACCTCGTTCATCACCTGTATCGCAGGGAAGTCCTCAGGCAGGACACACTTTACCGGTTCTTCAGGGTCCCTTGCAATACAATGCCCAGCGATAATATATTTGCCATTCATACCATCGAAAAGAATGAGAGGGCTGGGGTACTCAACCCGTGTAATATCATCACGATACTTGTCCAGCGCATCGTGATCAATATCGCCAGTATACGGGATTTTCGTGCCCCAGATAACATACAGGTTTTCTTGTACAGACATTGTCTACCACCACTGGTTGGGATTAATTCCAGAGTTTTTGTCGTAACGCTTGAGGGCTATCAGGAAATTGACCTCTTCGGCCCTGGATTATTAGGGTTCCTAGGCTAAACCCGAGGGAGATTGTTATCGAGGCTCCCAACCACGCCGGTTTCTCCGCATTATAAAGCCGCTGTAGCTCCGGAAACCCTCCCAGCTTGTATGCATCATACCACGGGTCCCCCCGAAATACAATTGCCAATTTACCATGAGAGGGGTGGGGGCTTTTTCATTCCCCCTGAGCCAGCTGCTTGCCCTTTAACGCCATCCTCGCTGGGCATTGATCGCAGGTCATGATCCATGGTCAACACACGCAGTCCGGATTCGCTGTCCCCTGAGCCTACAGGGACCTCGGAACGAAGTCTAGCGCCTGCCTCTTGGACGCATCACAATTTCTATACCGACTATTGGGGCTTCACTTGTTTCGGTTGGCCCGAAGGGACTCGAAATTGTTGCTCACCCAATTCAATCCCTCGGGGATTACCGTGTCAATGCTACTCAGCCACACCTAAGGGAACTGAGAAGGCCGATACCGGGACCCCTCAACCTAGGACCAGAGGGAGTATCAGCGACCCATAGACACTGTACCACGGGAATACGAGGCGATCAAGTGTATTTTCCCGATATATCTGAATAACTATGCCACGGGGTCCCCTCGAAATAGGGATGGCAATTTACCCACGGTAATATGGA